AACTCCAAATCCAGTTGCTCCAGTTGATCCAGTTTGACCTAATCCCGTGGCTCCTGTGGCTCCCGTGGCTCCTGTTTGGTTAATATTAATCAATGGATAAATAGGACCAGTGTACCCGATACCGCTCATTCCAATTTGTTGAGCGACTAAATCCGTTCCGGTTCCGCCTGCCGTTGAACCAGTAAAAATATGCCAACCGCCTACTGTTCCTACAGGAGCCGATGTATCTATAGCAGGCCCTACATTTATAGAAGGTGTCGCAAATCCATTTTCTGTATAAACAATTCCTGCTAAATTAGAACCCAGCGATGCTAAAGCACCTACCGATGGTGACGCAAATGTTATTGTTCCTGGACCTACAACAATTTCTTTCCATGTAGCTCCAGTTATACCCAAAGAATATGTGTTAGTTAATGTTGGAATCAAATTGCCTGAAATAAAAAAAGATGGATTTACTGAGGTAGATCCTGGGTTATAATATTGCATAGCATCCAAATAATATATGCCTGTTGTTCCTTGGGCTGATGGATAAGACACTAGCATCGATGCGGTAGCACCAGTTGTTCCAAATGGACCTAGAACGGATATTCCTGGACCAGTTGCTCCAGTTGCTCCTGTAGATCCCGTTGACCCAGCACCTGAACCAGCCGGACCCTGTGCTCCTGTAGATCCTCTACATCCCGTTTGGCCTCTGACTCCCTGCGAACCAGTTCTGCCGGTTAATCCCATTGGACCAACAGGGCCACCAGGCCCTCTAGCCCCTTGTGCTCCCTGTGGCCCGACCCCTCTATTATCACAACAACGTTTAGATCCTAAATAATTTGAATAGCTGTTAGACATTAATATATAAATATAATAAATATTTTTATTAATTACTTAAAATATTTATATAACGTTAGTTAATGTTAATGTAAAATTAAATTGAGGCTGTGAACCATCATAAATTAAAGATGACTGATAAATATTTAACGTTAAAGATGTCTCTGAACCACCTATAGTTATAATATCATTAGCAGAACCAGTTGTAGAAGTTGAATTAGTTATTAATGTATAAGGTGCTGTTTTATTATAGATAATAGGTTGATATTCTGTTGTTCCGGTAAATGTTATACAAAATTGGTTAGTTGGATCAGAAAATCCAGGTTCCGAAATACCCCAAGATAATGCCCAATTTCCAGTAGTGACCCCCGGAAACGAAATAGTGAATGTATATGCTGGAATAATAAGGTTGTCTTGAATAGTCAAAACATCATTAGTTATCATAGTATTAATTGTGTAGCCGGTTCCAGCTGGACCAGTAGGCCCTACAGATCCTACGGGTCCACTACCAGGCCCTACAGCTCCTTGTGCTCCTTGTGGGCCTGTAGCTCCTACACAACAGTATCCTTGTGGTCATTGAGCACCCGTGGGTCCAGTAGCCCCAGGTACGCCTTTTGGTCCAGTAGCCCCCTGTGGGCCTCTTAATCCCTGTGGTCCCTGAGAACCAGTATTTTTGCTACAAATTTGTCTACTTAATGAATATTGGCTATAATTTTTAAAATCAGACATATAATACTATATATTACTATATTAATTTATGACTTTTATAAAAATTTTATGAAATTTGAATAAATGTTATGCTAAATTTAATTAATTTGCCTCCTATTGTAATTGGGTTAACAGAATTGGTAGATTGCATTAGTTCAATAGAGTAAGTTCCTGCTCCAATGGTTATTACATCGTTCCCGGTTCCAAATATTTTATTACTAGAATATAAAACACAAGGGCTAATAGCATTAAATATAGTCGGTTCATAAGAACTTGAATCTTTAATCAAACTAACATAAAATTTGTTTTCATTATCAGCCCAATCTTCATTAATTTCCCAATTTATAACATATGTTCCTACAGATAAAGTAACGAAATGAGCTATTATAGGACTTGATAAACTAATTAAATCAGTGTATACCGAACTGTCATAACTAGCTCCCAGAGTGGTAGTAAAAGAAAAATTACTATTTATGGCTAAACTAGTAGTTCCTGGAGCCCCTTGTAGTCCAGGCATCCCAGTATCTCCCGTTGATCCTCCCTGTGGCCCAACTAATCCTTGCGGTCCTTGACGACCTCTATAACATAATCCAGTAGCTCCCGTTGCTCCCGTGTTTCCCGTTGATCCCGTGACTCCGATTATCCCTATTGGTCCATACGGCCCTTGTGCTCCCTGTGCTCCAATAGGTCCTGTAACAAGATGATTAACGCAACACCGTTGACTTCCTAAATTCATCATAATAATATATAAAAATAATATATAAAAATATTTTATATATTATTATTTACCGAAACAATTGTATAAGTTTCTCTTTATAAAATTTATTAAAATTATTAAAATTATCATAATCAAATAAATAATCATTTGCCCATTTTGTATTATTGTTGGTTGGAGAAACGTATAAGTGTTGTTTACATTTATTATCGCAGTTATCTCCAATAAATCCCTTTTCAATAAGAATTGATTCTGGAATCACATAAAACTTCCCATTTTTACAATTTAACCAATAGAAATCATTGTCTCCTTTTTCGTATGAAGTTCTGTTATGTTTTCCACTACTTTTTTCTAATATAAATCCAAATGAATTCGGATTATTTTTGCAGATAAACCCACCTTTTTCTTGAATTTTAAAGTTTCCAATTTTAAAGTCGTAAACGGTTCCTTCCATATTTGGATAAATAAATTCAATAAAGGGGAGTTTTTGTTCTCTTAGTTTTCTATATTCTTGTTCTTTTTTCTGAGAATAGCTTGTTGGAGTATTTAATATATCAAATGAAAATGTATTCATAATTGAATAATAATCTAATAATTTGTCATTGATATTATCAATAGTTACTTCATATTTATTATATTTTGATGTTTTTGCTATACCAATAGTTTTTTGTCCATTAACATCTTCATAAGGAATTAACCACATTTTTTTATCTTCTAAACACATACACAATATTAAACAATTATTGTAATTTGTTCCATTTAATCTAAAGTAGTATTGTTCTTTATCTTTTTTGTTACAAGTAGTTTTGACTTGTATACCAATCCACAAATCTTTATCAATATCTTTTGATTTTAAAATTATATCCGATTTACAACCATCAAACGATTTATTAGAAACAAATTTTTCGTTAATTATAGATATAAAATATTGAATACACGAAAATTCTTGTTCTATAGAACTATTTTTGTTTTCTCCGCTTCTAAGTTGTTTTAATTTTTCTCCTGTATTTGTATTAACACAAGATGGGCAGTTAATGCCTTGATTTAAAGACATAAAATTAGATAGACAAACAATATTATTATGTCCACATAAAGCAGTATAGTTTAATTTATTTTTGTTATTTTTATATAATTTATAAAATTCGTCTTCGTTCATAGATAAACTACATCCTTTATCTAAGAAAGTTTTACATACATATTGAAAAGTAGGAATTTCCAAAGCACAATTTCTACATTTTAATCCGTGTCCAATTAAAAACATTTTTAAATAAATGTTATGTGTATGCCCGCAAGTAGCAATATAATTTAGTTTTTGTAATTGATTTTTATATTCTGTATCTAATAACCTACAATTTTTAGATTCAAATATATCGGCAACTTGTTTTACAGTATAACGTATAGGCATATTATGATATATCTTATAGTATTATCTTTAAATTATATTCAATTTTAAATTATAGGATATTCTAACTTATGTTGAGGGCAAAGGTACAAGGCAAAGACGTATTGACCCCAATGATGCGACATCATACTTCACTACAAGAGGCAAATCATTTTCCAAATACATTTCAATTTGAGAACAAAGGTTGGTACATTTGATGAAATAACCGAGGTTTTTTAATGAGAATTCGCCTTGGATAATCTTAGACGAATCTTGCTTTACAATAAAGCCCATTGATCCATCTGATTCGGCTCGATGAATTTCAGCAGACGCGAATTGTCCTTGGCATTTAAAAATAAGTTCATTGCCTACAGATTTGATTTCTAATTTATCAGAAATACAAGATAAATCGCGAATGATTTTTTGAAAATCAGCAGACGGAAGATTAATAATGGAAGAAAATTTAACATCAGGGACTTCGAGTTCGTCTTGTTCGGGTTCAATTAACTTGAGTTTTTGTGTTTTACATTGTTTAATATCTCCGTTTTCAAATTTAAGAGCAAGATGAGAGACAATTCCGTCATAATAATCCGCATTTTCAATGTAAATAGTTAACGTATCGTCATTATCAATGGAGTTAATTAGCTTGAATAAATGAAACATATTAACGCCGATGATAATTTTTTCTTTTTTACATTCATAAAATTCAAAATTAGAAGCTGCTAAATAAAGATGAACTAAAATAGTGTGAGATTTATCCATATTAATAATTCGGATACCATCGGGTTGAAACGAAATATTGGTCTCTAAAAGAATATCTTTTAGAGCAGTCATTAAGGTGCGAAACGGAGCAATTTGAACCGTTTTAATTGTTAAAACATTTCCATCGGTGGACGCGTTCTTATTAATGAATTGTGACATTATAGATGAATTTAAACGCAAATCTTTAAATACTAATGTTTAGAAAATCATTATTTTATTTAAATTAAAATAAAACTGAATTAAACCTAAATTAAAACATCAATGACATGAGGTATTATTCCTTTTAAATTATTGAATATGTAATCTCCTCCATCTTTACCAATTATAGTATGATTTTTATGTAATGAATTAGAAATTACCGCATTACCTGAAAACCCTAAATATGACATTTTACATGAATTTATAATAGTAACAACTTCATCAAAATTACTTGGCTGATAATATGTAATATTAAGATTCATTTCTTTAGAAAAATGATCATAGTGTTCTTTTTCGTTTGATATAAAAATACAATTGTCTAACTCTATTTTAATTATTTTAGATAATTTTAATAATGCGTTTGAAGATAAAAAACGGTATGGAGTTATATTAATAATAATTTTATTAGACCATTTAGGATCATAATCGCCTGTTAACCATTTATGTTTTCCCCAATCAACATTATACTTTTTTTTATAAATATTATACCAATTATCTAATACCAAATTAGATCTCCAACTGGATAAATCAAAATCAACTATTTCATTATTGTATATTTTATAATCTTTTATGAAAATTTGAGATACAATAGAATTATAAGTATCTGTATATGTATATTCTAAACCATATGGAAACCTGTCTCCTTGACAATCTAAATTAAAAATATATAATTCAGCTTTTCTTCCAGTTTCGTAAAATTTCTCACAAACTACCGATAATTGATTTAAAAAATCGCCCAGTTTTCCAGAAGATTTATATTTTAAAGTAGGAAAATCAAATTTATATCTTATAGATGAGTCGATTATATATGAACTAATTATTATCTGTATTGTATTATCGGATATTCTAAAATCATTCGCAAATATAATGTTTGGATTTTTGAATAGTTTATTAAATATAGACTTATATTCAACATTGATATATATAATATCATATGAAATACATAAATAATTAATCTCTGGTATTTTGTTATATATTTCTTCATCATTAGAGATTTCTATAAAACATTTATTATCATTATAACTTTTTTGTTCTTTAATATTAGATTTTTGAAGAACGTTAAAGTAGTTTTTTAATCTAAAACGCTTTTGGTTGTTTTCAAAAATTCTATTTGAAATCTCTGCAAATAAATAAATATTGTTATTTAATGATAAAGATTTAATAACGTCTGTATCTAGCCAAATTTGTTCATTAATGTATAATATCAAACTATAAAAAAAGTGATCAATATTTTTTATAAAATGTGATAATACCTCTATTTCTTTTTGTATTTCTTCAAGTTTATTTTTATTTGTTATATATTTATTTTTAAGTTCTAAAATACTATATTTATCAATTATTTCGCCAATAGATACTTCAATGACATTTATTGAATCTATTTTGTTATTTATATTATCAAGCTGAATATATTTATCAGTATTGATCCAGTTTATAAGTTGATTTTCATGAAACGTCAATGTTAATATATTACTATTATCTATGTTTATATTTATGTATAGATTTTTAATTATTCCAGGATTGGTATCAAAGAATGTACTATTTGATGCTAAAAATGTATTTTTAGATTGATATTTATATTGTTTATATAGTTCATATAACATATTAGTTACATCTCCAGTTATATTATTATTTTCATGATAATAGTAAGCAGAAATTTTTTTTTTAAATTCTATAGTATTTTCTACATTATCCCAAGAAATATTATTTATAATTTTATCAATTTTATTAATTAGATTTTTATTACTATACCTATTTAATAATTCTGGAAGTATCTTAATAGAATTATTTATAGCATCTTTGATATTGGTTTTATATACACATATATCGTGAGAATATATATGTCGAAACATATAGCTATCTGATATAACTACTGGTTTATTAACAGATATAGCATAATCAATTACGCTTGATATGCCTCTTCCAATCATTTGATCATATAAAAATATATTGGCAGTATTAGCATTTAAAAATAAAAGAATTTCCTCATTTGTAAAAAATTTGTTACAAATAAGTAATTTAATATTAGGATTTATATTTTTTGATTTACATAAATCTGAAATAAATTTATAGTTTGTATCATTATGTGGATCAAAGTGAGCAAGCGTAATGACTAATTTAATTATAGCTTTTTCATAATTTTGATTAATAATATCTATAATTTTATCAAATCCTTTATTTTGAAATCCAAATCCAAAAGAACCAAAAATAGGTACATCCGGGCCTTCATTATAATTTATAAATTGGTCAATTATGTCATCTTTTATTTTATATGTTGTAATTATATCTTTAATATTTTCATAAATAGGTCTAGGTATATTATAAATATTATTTGTCTCAATTTCATCAGGATTTATAGTAAATATATAATCAAATAATTGACAAGAAGATTCGTGTGGTATACATATGTTTTTTACATTTCGTTGAATATTATTTGAATTCAGCCACGACATTGTGAGAGAATGGTAATTATATATAATTATATCAGGATTATGAATGGATATATAATTTAAATAACTGGAATAGTCATCAATTTCAACATATATGTAATTATTTTTGTCAGATTTTTTTAATATATTGGAAATTCTTAATCCATATTGATAAACCCCACAAGCCTCAATTTTATGATTTAGAAATAAGATTTTCATATAAATATTATAAACAATAAGCTGTAAGTTATTTTATGATATAATAATATATTTTAAATATATATAAATAAATGAACACATTTAGTCAATCGAGTCAAGATATATTTGTAAGAACATTAACGAACAATAAAAATAATGGAACTTTTTTAGAAATTGGTTCAAATGATCCAATAACTCATAATAATACTTATGTATTAGAAAATGAAAATAATTATAAAGGAATTATGGTTGAATATGATGTTTCTTTTGAATCGGCATATAAAATACATAGACCTAACTCAATACATATATTAAATGATGCGCAAAAGATAAATTATAGAGATATTTTGGATAATAATAATTTTCCTATAGAAATAGACTATTTACAAATAGATCTAGATGTTAATAATCGTTCCACATTAAATACTTTAGAATTATTAAATACAAATGTATTTGATAAATATAAATTTAGAACAGTAACATTTGAACATGATATATATACAGGAAATTTGTTTAATACACAAGAAATATCAAGAAATATTTTTAAAGAAAGAGGATATATATTGGTTTTTCCAGATGTATCTGTTTTTTGGGAAGGAAGATACTGTAAATTTGAAGATTGGTATGTTCATCAAGAATTGGTCAGTGCTGATATTATTAATAAAATTAAACAAAATGACGGATTATCTCATGAAGAAATAAAACTTATTCTATTTAAAATTCAACAAAATGCATAATATATTTTACCTAATATTAAATATACTATGCGTAAAATATGATTATAAAATATATTTTATATAAATATAAATAATGTATACTTTATTTCATGGAGAAAACCAAAATGGCACATGTGTTGATCAAGTATTAAGAATGTATTTTTCTGATTATAGTTATAAAGGAGTTTTTTTTGATGTGGGAGCATTTCATCCAATAACTATTAGTAATTCATTTCATTTTGAAAAAAATGGCTGGAAATGTTATTGTTTTGAAGCAAATACAGAAGGAATTCCTTTGTTAAAAGAACACAGAGAAAATGTATTTAATTATGCTATAAGTAATTACGATAAAGATTTTGTGAATTTTAATATAGTTTTAACAAATGGATGGACAGCAGGGTTTTCATCAATTGTTATTAATGAAGAATATAAAAATATATTTGGATATGATCAAGCGAATCCAGTTGTAACTCAAATTACTGTTCCTCAAAAAAAATTAAATACAATTATTGAAACAGAAATAGCACATTTAACAAAAATTGATATAATTTCAATTGATGTTGAAGGAGGGGAGCTTGATTGTTTATATGGTTTAGATTTAATAAAATATAACCCATCTGTCATTGTTGTGGAAAATGTTACAAATGATTTTTCAATAAAAGGCTATTTAGAATCTTTTGGTTATAAATTAGATAAACATATTAGTTATAATCAATATTATATATCAGCAAATTATGCTGAATCACAAAAATAAATATATAAGTAAATATATAACCTTTATCACTCCGGAAGTTTTTAGGTGTTTTGTTAATTTGTATTTTTGTTACTATTAAATGGTAACAAAAATAATATAAGTTATTTTGTAAATTGGTAATCTTTACCATTCCTGCGTGATAGAGGATAAGTAAAGAAAATTTTATATTGGAACCCATAAGTCCATATATGAACCTAATATATTTGAAAATGTTTTTTTATAATTTAATTCTTCAAAAATTGTTTTATGTGGTTCCGGATCAGGACAAACATTAGGATATCCATGAAACAAATTTTCAATAAATATGATTGGTTTATTTCTATTTATAGTATCTCGAGCTCCATCTAAAACTTCATTTTCATGATTTTCAACATCTATTTTAATCATACTAATATTATTTAAATTATATGAATCTAATTTTTTTACTAATATATTATCTTCTACAATAAAACTAGCACCATTTGAATAACTATGTAATGAAAATCCACCATCATTACTCATTTGAGAATTATATAAAGTAGCATAACCTTCTTTATCACTAAGAGCTATATCATATATCATTGATTTGTCTAAATACTGATCAACGTTTTTTTTTAAAAAAGATAAATTGCTTTTTACTGGTTCAAACGAATGAACCTTTTTACAATTTAAAAATTTTAAAAAAAATAATGAATGATTTCCAATATTGGCGCCAATATCTAATATTTCATTTTGGTTTAAAAAATTTTCTTTTATAAAATTTAAAAAATTAATTTCAAAAAATGTATTAGCGTATCTCATGTTATCTGAAATAATTTCTCCGTGTTGTTTAATATATATAGTGGTTTGTGTATTATTATAACTACTAATTATATTTTGCATTTATAATAAGTAGTTATAATAAAAAATACATATTTATACACATTCGTTAATTATATCATCGATAGAATAAGTAGATTTCCAACCTAAGTCTGTCAATTTCATAGATTTTCCTCTTATATCAATTGGAACTATATCTATTCCATTATTAGTTGTTTCAATTGAAGCAACAATTTTATTATCAGAATATAAGACATTATCTTTTACAACTATTGGTATTCCGTTATTAGAATAAACTTTTAAAACAAGCTCTAAAATTTTAATACTTTCATTTCCTGAAATAATATAAGTATCTCCGATTGGTTGTTCCAATATTAGTTTAATTGCCTTTGCCGCATCTGATGCGTGTATTATATTTCTATATGAATCAAGCGATCCTAACTTTATTGGCACATTATCATTTTTCCATTTCTTAGCATGAATACTAATTTTTTTTAATAAAAAATCTCCAACTTTATGTTTTGATTCAACTGTAAATAGAATGCCATTTGAAAATGGTAAATTATAAGTATCTCTATAAAATTCAACAATTGAATGTCCCATAATTTTTGCAATAGAATATGGGTGACAATGATACATATTATGGTCATTTTCTTTAACGTCATAATTAATATGTCCTTTATATATTTCGCTACTAGAAGCATTAAATAATTTAGTCGACCAGTTATTCTTATGGATAATTTCACAAATATGTGCAACTGTTAGTCCATTTAATTCTAATGTATTAATAGGATTTTTAAATGCGTCAATAGAACTAGAGACTCCAGACAAATGAATTATAATATCTGGTTTAATTATTTCCAAATTTACTTCTAATTCATCTTTTTTTTTAATATCAAAGTAAAATTTTGTAACAGTAGAATTTCCTATTTCATTTTTATGTCCGAATCCAAATAAATTGTATCCATTAGAATATTCATCTAAAACGTAACTCGCTATCATTCCATCGCATCCAGTAATAAGAACTTTTTCTTTTTTACTATAGATTTCAAAATTGGGAAATGGAAATACTAATTGGCCTCCTTTTTCTAAGTAATCATCCTCTCTTTTAATAATTTCTTCTCTAAAATGCCATGGCAAAACTAATAAATACTTTGGAGGATTGGAACGCATAGTTTCTTCACCAATAATACCAATACCAGTTGACGTCATTTTACCAACTTTAGAAAGATTTCTTTCAACCGCATATTTGATATTAGATTCATCTATTTTAGCATATTGAAGCAAACAGTTTCCTTTGGTTGAAGCACCATAAATATACATTTTTTGATCATTCTTATTAATTTCCTCAATAAATTTATTTAATTTATAAACTTCATTATCGCAATTTTTTAAGAAATTCTTATATATCACAGGATTTTTAATATCGTAATTTTTTTCGTCTTCTAATATTTTCGCAATTAATTCAGAACTTTCTTCATATATTTTCGAATCATTTTTAGCAAAATAAAGTCTAAAGCTGCCTCCATTACACTCATTAAATTTAATATCGATAATTTTAAAATTTGCTAGATCGACAATATGTTTTATAGAAGTTAAAGAATAATACTCAAGATGTTCGTGACAAATTGTATCAACACTGTTGCGTCTTAACATAGTAATAATATAACTCTGTTCGCAAGTCCAAATACCATCATCGTCTAAAATATTATGAATATCTTTTGCGAATTGAACTGGGTCAGGTAAATCATAAAACATTGAAATCGAGGAAATAACCTTAGGTCGTAACTTACCATATATATCTGTGAAATTTTTATACGTGAAATAGGTTGGAATTAATTCAACATCTCCATAAAATTGTTTAAATTGTTTACCAGTCGGATCTACTCCGATTCTTTTTAAATTTTTATCATAATATTGTAACATAGTAGAATCATTACTACCAATATCTACAATTACATCTCCTTCGTTAAGACTAATTTTTGAAATAATTTCTTCTTGATATTGCTTTAAATGATCTCTCATTGTATTACTTATGCCCGAACGATATCCATATTCATATTCATATAATTCAGATGCGTTTGTAGAATATTTAAGTTGAACAAGGCTACATTTTGTACATAAAGATAATACTATTGGTGTAGATGGTGTTGAAAAATCGCCATACAATGGGAATCTTGATGTTATTATTTGTTCGCCAAGATCAATAACGTCAATAATATCTGAGTTTTTACAAATCCTACAATTATTACAAATGCTTTGTATATTAATCATACATTTTATATTAATTTTTCCTTTAAGTTGTTAAATAAAAATTTATATTGTTTCAAATTCTAAACTTTAACCTTAGGAACTTTCCGTTTACCATATCCATATTTTTTGCGTGCTAGTTGTGCCATGTTGTATCCTTTGGAACCACGTTTACATCCATCATTCAAAATATTATAATCTATAGCGCCAGCTTTTCCAGATGTTAAAGCACTTGCTAAACGGGCGTATCCCCACGATTGAGCTGTTTGATTTGGTCTAGACCCAGAAGAATAATATGCTCCTTCACCTTTACTAATAATCTTTTTTAAAGCGGTCTTAGAGCATCCTGATTTTTTAGAAAGCTCATCAGTTGCTCCAATTTTTTCAACTTTATATAGTTTTTTAGCATTTACAATATGATTGGATGATTTGTTTTTAAAAGACTTGACTGGTTTTCTAGTATAATATTTTTTTTGTTTATAAAGTCGCCTTGATTTAAAAAGCATTTGCGATTGTTTTTTTCTATCTTTATTTGTTAGTTTCTTTGGCAAATATCTTAAATTTATAATTTTATCATTTTGTTGTCTTTGTTTTCGAGTCTTCATATTATATATACATACTTTTTAAAATTTGTGTAACTAGAAATTACATTATAAAAACAACTTAAAGATTATTAAACATAATAATAGTAATAATGGAACCCAATAAATTAGAACCCAATAAATTAGAACCCAATAAATTAGAACCCAATAAATTAGAACCCAATAAATTAGAACAAAATAAATTAGAACAAAATAAATTAGAACAAATATCGGTTATTATAAACGAATTATTTACAAAATACAATGATAATGCTTATATGGCGCATCGTTTAGAAACACATTTGCTAAATTTACCTAATATGTTAGAACATGAAAATAAGAAATATGATGAGAGGGTTTCTAGATTTAATGAACTAACATTAGAAAAGGATAATTTTCACAAAGTGTTTTTATCCAAACACCAATATTTTTATATGCCTTATAATAACATTTATTATGAATATGACGGGAAAACATATAAAATAATTAAAGATGATGATATACATCATCGACTACTTTCAACCATTACAGATGAAGGCAAATTAATTCAATGGAAACATAAAACAAAACAAAATATTATTAAAAACATAAAGGAAAGATCTTTATTAAAGTCCACTCCTGAAACATATACTATTCAAAATGTATTAGGGTTTTTACAAACAGTGTTTCAAACCAAAACTGACGCAAAATATTTTTTGACTGTTATAGGAGATTGTTTATTAAAGAAAAATATAGATAATTTAATGTATTTTGTTAGTCCAACTATTAAAAAACTGGTCTTAATGATAGATTCAATTGGGTATATTACTACAGGCAATTCAATTATGAACAATTTTATAACAAAGTATCACGATAGTCATAACTTATCATTATATCGTTTAATGAAAATAAATGAATCCACGAATACATTATCTCACGAAATTGTAAAAGACGTATTAAATAATATTGGATTAGATTTGCTTTGCGTAGCGGCGCACTATTCGGAACAATATAGTAATTCAGATAATTATTTAAAAACAAAAGCGGAAAATTTAGTCAAAGATTGTGTTTTATATTTTGTCGAAAATAGTTTGGAAAATGTAATTGCCAATTTTATCAGTCAATGTATTGAACCAGTAGCCGCTGATTCAAATATCACATGGAAAAATATGCACTATATATGGAAACTATATTTGACAAGTATTAATATCCCAAATATGACATATTCTACTCAATTACAAACGATATTAACAGGTAAATTAGAACATACGTTTGAAAATAGTGTTATTAATTTTACTCATATAACTAGTAAATTTTTGCCGAGTGTTAGTTCCTTTTTATCTTTTTGGGAAACTCATATGGTTGTAACTAATGACTCCAATATAGACGACGAATATGAGATTGATGAAATATCTACATTGTATAAAAATTCCGATCAAAACAATTCACAAATTTCGGATGTTAATATGATTAAGATGATTTGTCACTATTTTTCTCCACAAGTAGAGATAATTGATAATAAATATATAACAAATGTAAAATGTAATTTATGGTCTAAACAAGACGATATTGATGAAAGTTTAAATTCATACAAGTTTAATTTAAATAATGCGGGTATACATCCTCATCTAGAATTAATATCGTTTGATGATTTATATCAAAGTTATAAAGCATATTTTAAAGCAAAGGGATTAGTAGAACAAAAGTCATTTCCAATTGTTTCAAAACAGTTTTTTGAGAAATTTTTGTTAAATCAGTTACACCCATATATAAAATTTGAAAAGTTTGTTAGTTCGGAATGGTTGCAAGTGTAGCGATAACAAGCGTAGCGATAACAAGCGTAGCGAATACAAGCGTAGCGAATACAAGCGTAGCGAATACAAGCGTAGCGAATACAAGCGTAGCGAATACAAGCGTAGCGAATACAAGCGTAGCGAATACAAGCGTAGCGAATGCAAGCGTAGCGACAAGCGTAGAGACAAACGTAGAGACAAACGTAGAGACAAACGTAAAAACAAGTATAATAATAATAAACTTTACCAATAGATAATTTATAAATTTATATAAAAATTTAAATTATTTTATTTAATTAGGCATTACCGGCCTCAAGCTGGAGACTATCGCTTCCAAATGCCATGCTTCCGCGATTACCAGTTCCGCCTCTCTTAATAGCAGCCATTCCACCTATCATCCTGCGTCTACGTCTTTTACCACCAGCCATACCAGCTAATAATTGAAGATTAGCAGAACCCGCATTACCAGAAGTGATGCCTTGTCCAGCAATTCCATCACCCGCCCAGTTAGCATTGCCGTGAGAACCACCACTTTGAGATCGTCTACGTCTTCCACCAGCCATACCAGCAGCAAGCTGAACGTTGGTAGAGCTAGAACCATAATTAGTAATGTCTTGACCATCAATATCTCCAGGAAAAAGAGGTGCCATACCGCCCCTCATCTTCTTGGATCCTTTGCCCCTTTTCTTAGAACCTATTTTAACAAACCCGAATTTTCCTTTTTGAGTTCCATATCCATTTTTTAAAAGACGATTTTCCTTTTTAGCGCTAAAGTGTTTAGACTTAGAAACAATGCGTCCAGATTTGTTCATCATTAAATCAGATTTGGTTAGACCGCCAGATGTTTTTTTAGATGTTCCGTGCCAAACTTGAGCACGAGTACCAACAGTATGAATTTTACCAGTCATTATAGAATAAATGAAGAAAAAAAGAAAAATGAAAAAATAAAATGAAATGAAAGAAAAGAATTTATGTCTAAAATATAACTATTATATAAAATTTAAAACGCATCTAAAATTTATTTCTTGGTGGTTTAAATGATCCCCCAGGTTGTCCTTCCCAACTTCCTAGATTATTAACAGTAACTGGTCTATTAAAATTGCCAAATGTTGTTTTTCCTCCTAAAGTTCCAGTAAGAATTTGTGATATACGATTATTTTCAGGTTGTGAAGGATCATTCCATCCTTGTTTTTTAAAATTTGCCCTTTGTTGAATACAGCCACATAATGAGTCTTTAATATCATTATTAATAGTAGTAAATGGGTTATAATATTGTCTAATAAATTCTTTATTGATAAATAATCTTAAATTGCTTTTGTTTCCTGGAGTAAATCTATTGTTATTATAGGTTGACATATGCTCTACTATTTCAATATATAATTATTTACAGGATTATAATATATTATAAACTTATACTATATTATGATAGTTAAAAGTAAAAGAATAAGTAAAAAAATAGGTAAAAGAATAGGTAAAAAAATAGGTAAAAGTAAAAGAATAGGTAAAAGTAAAAGAATAAGTAAAAGAAGAAATAAAAGAAGAAATAAAAGAAGAAATAAAACAATAAAATATTTAAAACAAATTGGAGGCGAACCATCTATTTCAATAATAGAATCTAACTCCGATTCTCATAACTTAGCAATGGTTGGTCAAGGAGTTCCTAATATTCTTTATTATGATAAAAAAATGAATGCAATTGTAAAAATAAAAAAAACTAGACAAACAGATTCCTCAATACCTTTTGTAACTATTACCAATTCGTTTGGAGAGACAACTACTAATTTATCAACAGATGATGAAATAAATGAGTTTGTAAGTAACATTAAATCTAGAAGCGATACTTGTGATATAACCTTTGATATGATTAAAAATTACATTGAGTCATCTGAAATAATTAATAATTTACCTACTTTTTTAAAAATTAAGGGTATACTTGTTTATAATAAGATTGGTGTAACTAGACTAGATTACGTTGAATCTCCTTTAATAGTACCTAGTTTTGAACATTTAACCAATGTTAGCGATGATTTAAATAATTTTGGACCAACTTTAAAAGACGAAATGATAGCAATTATTAGAGACTTTAAAATATTTAATTCATCTGGATATACTCATCGCGATTTACAAAATAATTGTAGAAATATTGTATCGTATTATAATGACGATACCGCGCAACAAATTAAAAAATTAAAGGTTATTGATTTAGATGATCCAAAAAATTTTATAAATGATACAAATTTATCAAACCTATTAGAAAATTTACTTGGAGATTATATAAGTTTAAACAAATGCTTAATTAAGTTAAAATTATTAAAGCGTATTATATTTGATATGACAAATTTAATAACGTTTATTAAATCGCTAGATCTTGATATTGTTGTTAAAGATACGTCAGTTGCGTTAACAACGGATTATCCTACTTATAAATTAAATTTGGATGGGTGGGTTAAAATGAGTGGATATGATGCTAACAAAGGCATATACGATTCTGATAAAGAATTATATATTGTTCTTAATAATAAACCCGTTGACCAATTTGAAAATATTGAAGTTAAAAATTACAATAAAGGATTATATTATTATTCAATTAATTTACTTGAAAATAGAGACAAAATAAAAACATTTATAGAATCCATTTACGATTCATTAATTTCAAACCTGTCTATCTAATATTTAATTTTATATAAAAACTTAATAAATTGTGAAAGTTCTTTAAGTAGGTTTCATATATATATTTATTGTTCTTTTAGTCCCTTTTTTACAAGTTATAAAAATAATATATATATTCTGTTAATTAAATTCCCAAAAGTAATTTAGGTTTTGAAAAATGGACATTTATAAATGTCCAAAATGAGAAACCTGGAAAGAGTTTTGAAAAAGCAAATTACGAAAAGTGAATTTAGACCATAATGCTCTAAAATGAGAAAAAACGTAAATTAATTTGTGATTGTAACTTTTTATAAAAAATACTTTTAATAAAAAATACTTAAATAAATATCTAATTCTAATATATAAATGGAAACATTAGGAAACCAAAAAGTTATGCCAATTTCAGATTTCAAATTTCATTGCGAAAAGTGTAACTACATGACGTCTAAAAAAAGTAGTTTTGTTAATCATATTGCTTCTGCTAAACATAACAATCCCGTTTTTGGAAACGATTTAGACATTATAGGAAACCCAATTATGCCGAAATTATGCCCTTTAATATATCCATGTAGTTTTTGTTATAAAGAATTTAAAAATCGTTCTGGGTTATGGAAACATAAACAAAAATGTAATAATAACTCTGATAAAAACTCTGATAAAAACTCTGATAAAAACTCTGATAAAATCTCTGATCAAAAAGAAACCGAAGCTAAAGAACTTATTCAATATTTACTAAAAGAGAATTCCGAGTTTAAGCAACTTATGATAGACCAGAATAAACATATGATGGAACAAAACAAAAATATGTTGGACCAAAACAAAAATATGTTGGAATTAGCTAAGAATTCTGGTAACCATAATAGTAACGTTAATATCAACAACACAAATAGTAACAATAGTTTCAATCTTCAGTTTTTCTTGAATGAAACGTGTAAAGACGCAATGAATATCATGGAATTTGTTGATCAGTTGCAAGTAAGCGTTAAGGATTTGGAAGAAACAGGGAGATTAGGATACTCGGAAGGTATTTCCAAAATATTCATTAATGGTTTAAAACAAATAAACATATCAGACAGACCTATTCACTGTGCTGATTCAAAAAGAGAAGTTGTTTATATTAAAGATAAGAATCAATGGAACAAAGAAGATGGTAATAAAAGTTTGCTAACTAATGCGATTAAACACGTAGCACATAAAAATATGAAACAGATTAAAGAATGGACAAAAGTTAATCCAGAATATAATGATTC